GTTTCTGGTATATAACCTAACCGAGAATGTGTATAGGTCTCGGTTAGCTCCCTCCAGCAAGCCGCATGTGTTGTAACATAACGTATAATACGTAGTGTTCAACTGCAGAGATCGTGTAGACACGATCCTCATCTGTAAGGTACATGATGGAACTGAAGTGGCTTTGAGTGAAAGCTAAGGTGATATCTCTCACGACTGTTAGAACTAGTGGTGAGATGGGGTGTTGAGGTGCCGGTATGAAAGAAAGATCTCCGGCCAGATAATTGAAAGCGATGGCACAGCGGCGGCTGTACTCCATGGCAGTGGTGGTGTTGGCGGTACCGAGTGGGTTTGGACAGCCGACTGTAATGCTGAAGAAGTCAAGCAGCCGACGGATGTGTGAAGGGTTGGCTGCTGCCGGGTAAGAAGTGGACGTTGTAAGCAGCGTGTACAAACGCCCTAGCTGCCCGGGGTAACCGGTAGGTTTGAGCTCAGTTAAGAGTCCTTTGACGGTGGCCACTGATGACAGGCCATAAGCACGGACCAATACGTTGAGTACGCCGTAATCATGGTATGGGGTCCGGGCAAGTGCCGCCTGCCTGATCTGCTCAGCCCGAGGTCCGGCGTTTGGCACTGTAAAATCATAGGGGCGTTCTGCATATGCAAACAGCCCTACGATAGAGGAGCAATACGCAGATGCGTACTCGTGCAGCCCGGTCACAGCGCCTGCGTGGATTACAGGGCACGAAGAAAAACCATCATCCGTCACAGTAGCTAAGTATTCATCGAGCTCTTGCGCGTACTGGGCAATGCTATCGCTAATTGCCCTGGCAGGATAAGCACCAGAGAGAGCATCCGTAATAATTGCGCGTGCAACACGGGGTATTACGCGCGAAGCTTGGTGTGTGGCTAAGAATGCATAGTCGGGCAACGTCCTAGCCACTGGGTGCTGGCTAAACAGCTCGAGTGGGACACGTGGTGGCTGGTAGATCGGGCGTTTGGCAGATGTGAACTTCTTAAATGTGCGTGCCCCGAGGGGTATGCTACCCGGTGCAGGAGCCGACTTTTCGCGCTCAGCGATGATGCGGAAGATAAAAGCATCGCGGGTCTCAAAATCCGGGAATGTGTATAGCGGCACATCTGGCCTTGATGCACTTATTTGGTACTGTGCAGCAATGTTATCTGCGCTCAACCTCACGCTAGGCTGGTTTTTGACGACTAAATGCCCTGCGAAGAAATAATCTTTTGGCGCGGTATCAGCCGCCCATGTGAGCAATACTTGTGACCTGGGGTAGGGTAGGCTACGATGGCTGCGGTTCAGGTATTCCCAATTCTGCTTGGCACACTGCTTGGCCACCATAGCCTGATCAACGTAATCATCTGGGTCGCAGAAGATATCTGGATAACTCTTCGCTAAAGTGGTTTTCCCTTGGCCGGATGCAATCCCAAACGCTAATGGCGGGTTGAAACAGACATTGTTTTGGCCCGACCCTTCTGCCACGGTAAGTAGGTTACGTACGTACGCCGGCCGTGCGTTAAACTTGGTAGGCGCGGCCGCGCTGGTACCGTAACCCCCAAAGACGGCAGGTGTGAGTAACAACTCGAGACTTGGATTGACACGTCGTACGGTACCGTTTGGTTTGGTGTACGATATCTGCGCATGCCTAGCAACCAGGATATCAAGCCAGCGCTGATGGATACAACATCCTCGTCTGTTTGCATCACTAACTTGGTCCAAGAAGGCCATAGCTCGATCTCCCGGATCCATACTAGTCTCTCGGAAGAATTCACCACCAATAAGACCCGCATATGTTCTGATGGGATACCCGGCTATGATACGCTTCTCTGCATCGTAAGAGTATCGGAGGAACTCTCCGCGTGAGCAATAATCAAGCGTGATCTTGTAGTTCTGGCCGGCAAATCCTAATAGGTTGAAAACATGACAGGCTAACACTCCGTCGGCTACTGTAGAAACGAGGTAGAACACGTCATCACCCTGGTGCCATGACTGGCGCAAGAGTAGGGTACGGCCAAAGACATGGGTACAGTAGTAATCGTGTACGAGCCGGTACGCGCGATTTAAGAAAGTATTCGTAAATGAGGTCGCCCGTTCCCCGGATTGTAGAGAACGAGTTACTTGTGCCCCAAAACCAGTTAGCGGGTCAAGCAGGAACATATTTTGCTTTGCCCGGATAACCCAATTAGCAGCGCGTGTAATATCAGCTTTGCACGCCTCTAGGTAGCCCTGTGGTGCAGTTGAATTTACCATCCCGCTATTACGTAATAAGACAGCTAGCTCAGAGAATAGGTCCTCGAGCGCATGGCTAGAATGGTTGATGTTGAAGTCGGAGAAATCCCACATCAAGCCTATCGAGTCGGGGTCGCTTAAGAGTGAGAGCCTTAGGATGCGTGCTTTGAGTTCCGCAGCCGCAGAATTCGAAGCGGAATTCCACGTGTCCGACGCGCAAGCGTCTTCAAACATATCCAAAAGATATGCCTGTACGATGTAATGCTCGACGGCAGTGTTCCAAATTGGCCTGAGTTTACCATTCTCAAATTTGGGCGATGCTTTAGAAAAGAGCTGAGGTGTACCGATAGTCTCGAGTATTGATATAATGTGGGATTCAGGTATGATGAGCAATGCTCCCCGCTTGTTAAGTCGCTCTGCTGTATCGTCGGTCGCCCACCTGACGGTAGCGCCTGGTGCAGAGCCAGCGGCCGCCCAGTACATGCGACGGGCATACCAATCAGATAAACTCTCAAGCCGAACGGGCTCTGAGCCGATCGCTGAGTATAACGAATGTCGAATCGACTCTCGCAACACCCGCTTGAAGCTAGACGGCGGTGGCGAAGACCGGGGGCCCGCGGGGAGGAACTCGTGTAAGGTTGGGTCAGCCATTCTCATGACAATCTCCTCGGCAGGTTCATATTTAAACTTCTCGTTGCGACATGATAGAACATCACATCCGTACAGATGCCGAAGCTGTTCAGTATTTAAGAAGTCACCTGTGCTTGGACAAGCCCGGTACACCCTATAAAGGGTATGCAACTCCTTCAGATACTTAGCTGCTACCACAAAGTCGAGCTTAAAGAAACCGGGGTTATTGACGAGTAACGATGCTATCCGGAATGACTGTGCACTCGCCCGGTGCAAACCGAGTAGTGAACACGCAATTGAAGCCTCCCAATCATTATTACCGTTAGCTAAGAGGGCATTGAACATAACATGATACTCAGGGTCGGAACTGAGAGCACGGTGCATGTCGATGATTGTGGCATGGGTTTTGGCGCCAGCCCGTCCTGGGACGGGGGGGTATAATGTCGAAAGGCGTTCTGCATCATTAAAGCTAAATCGCCGAGGGGCAACGTGAATATCCACCTCCGCACTCTGTATGCGGGTAGGCAGTATAGCATCGATAGATTGCATTGTGAGTCTGAACGGTAAGTAATCTGCCGCGTCGGATGGGTAAGGGTCGAAAATGGCATATCCGATCGAGGCGGAAAGCGGATTACTAGGCTTACTATCTAAGTTAAAGGCCGCCACGAGTTGGTTAAACTCACAAGCTTCCAATAGACTAAGACAGAAATTTAGATAATCAGTAGACACCTCGCGTGTATGCTCATTCTCAACAACGCCTAACTCGGCAGATACACTCCATTCGCTTATTTTTTCTCGGGCCAACCCTTGAAGGGCGACTCGGTAGGCAGACAACCATAGTGATTGCGTGCTAAAGCGAGGGGAATATATCTCCCCCTGGACTAGGGGGGTGGTGGAGAAGAGAGAAATCAGGCGCTCACGTGCACGCGGCAGTATCACGTTGCGCCAGAGGAAAAAGGCTCATTGGCGGCCTTGGGTAGGGTTGCCGCTAACGCCTTTGCGATGTGAGTGGCTTCCGCCTCAAAGGCAGTTCGCCCTATGTCGGCCTGTTGCTGTAGTAAGCCGGCGTCAGCTGGAACCGCAAACGCCTGACTTTCCCCTGCCCGGTAAGAGTTAGGCGCGGACCCGAAATGCGAAGCCGTGCGGTTAAGTCCAGCTAGATACTCTTGCTGAGTGTCCACCGCTGCATTGTCGGACACAACGACCGGTTCAGAGGGCGGCGTCCCGACAATGCGAGTAGGGGCGGTCCGCTCGGCCGTGATCG